AATCAAAGCAGGGGGAATACCATATACTCGCGCAATCTCCTCTGTGGTGTACTTGCGCATCTCCAAGAATTGCAACTGCTCCAGCGGAACCGTGAGGGGTTGATATTGGAATCCACCTCCGAGAATGGCCATCTTATGTGCGTTGGCGATTCCTGAGTATTCGCGCTCCCACATATCCTTGGCCTCCTGCATCTGCTCTACACTCAAGTGCTCCTTGGTAGAGAGGATGCCGCCCATCATCCCCCCGTTTTGGAAGAACTTGGACCCAAAGTCTTGAACGGCCTTGGCAGTGGTAAAGTTTTGAAGTTGCTGTTGCGTAGGATTAACGCCACGGAAAGCCTTGATCTCCAACACGTCCGACGATGGAATCGGCCCTGGGCTATTCTCATAGCTATAGAAACGCTCACCGGTAAGCGGGTCGTCTTCATAGAAGACACGGCTACTCGGGAGATAGTAAATCTCACCTTGTTGGCGGTGGATGAATGCATATCCTGTCCCATAAAGTAATGCGTCGCTAACCAGCATCTGCCAGAATTCATACGCTCCGATGAAAGGGTTGGGCTCCTTAGCAATCATCCGATACGCCGGATGGTCGTGACGCATGACCCGGGCACTATGGGTGTCGCCCTCGTATTGAACCACGTGGGCCTCTAAAGAGGCAATGGTGTCAGCAATCTTGCTGGTGCAAGCGTACACGGCACTGATTTCTAACGCTCCGCTACCGCCGCTAAACCCATCTCCGAAAAGCCGGATGTAGTTCTGACCACGTGCCAGCATATAGTCCGCATAGGTCTGCCTCTTTTCCGGGAACAACGCCCGGAGTGCGCGGCTAAAAATGTTTGGCTTGCTTTCTGATGCCATGAACGCAAAAGTCTTTGATGTTCTGTGAGATTATAGGTCCACGACAGCCATGAAAAAACTGAATCCATCCTCTTGGTCGAATGTGAGTGCCTCACCGATGGACATGATTGCAGCTACCACCCCGTCAATCTTGTCACCGGACTTGCCTTTGTCAGGCTTAATATTGCCACTTGGGTCCGTGCGCAAAACCACGTTACCCATCATCCAACGTAAAACCGGGTCGCCGCCATGGTGCAGCTTGTCAGTCCAAATGGCCTTGGCAAATTCCTTGGACGGGAAGCTCATGGAAGCAAAACCTTGGCCGTAAGGGTCGCAGGTGACTCCGTCACCCTCTAAGTCCCTGATGAGGTTCAAACTATTCCATCTGTCGTAGGCCACGCCCTTAATACGGTACCTTTCACTAAGGTTGTCTGAGTTGTACTCTACCTTACCGTCAAGTATGTAATGGCCACTTATAAGTCTACGTATGGTGTTGTAATCCGTTACATTGCCCGGAGTAACAGTAACGTTCTCCAGGTCGCGCAGATCACTGTAAATCGAAGTTTCGTCACGTGCTAATCGCCTTTGAATGGCCATCTCCGGCAAGAAGTAGTGCATACGAATACCCCATCCATTTTCTGCGTCACCAGTGCAAATGGCTAACGCCGTGATGTCATCGGTGCTTGCCAAGTCCAAGCCCAAGTAAGCAATCGGCCGGTTAGTGTGACCGTCAATCTCCGCAAAAGAATCGGGACTGAGGCAGTTTTCATCGCTCATAAACTTGGAATCCTCTACCCAAACCTCAGCACTGCCCACAAATACGTTCAGGTGCTTAACCATGAACTCAGTGACATTGCGGCCACCATACATTTGAGCGTTGGCAAATTGAGACCGCAAATGAGACTCACTGACACTAACTCCCAAGTTTGGGTTTGCCTTTGCCCAAGCCTGTGGGTCGTCCCACTCGTCATCAGAATCTGCCTCATATGGCAGAATCAGCAGCCTGTCGTTGGCCTTTGTGCCATTTAGCACCTCTTTTCCCGCACGGATGAACTGAGCACAGGGACCGTCAGGGACGAAGCCGGCGGTAGTGATGGCAAGCATCAATGGACTCTTTCGGCTACCCATTGACGAAGCAAGCACCCGGTAGAGGTCGCCATTCTTCATCGCGTGGAATTCGTCAACCACAGCCAAATTCAAGTTCAATCCGTCCAAAGTGTTGGCGTCAGAGCTCAAAGGGCGGATGGTTCCGTCATTTGGAGTCAATACCTCACCCCTCCGCACGGTGAATCGCTTGCTCAGGATAGAACTTGACTTGACGCAACGGCAGACCTCATCGAACACCTCACGGGCCTGGTCGCGCTTGGTTGCTGCCGTCACCAACTGTGGTGCGCCGTCGGCATCCAACACTGCCATGGCAAGAGCAATCGAGGCGGCAAGCTGAGACTTACCGTTCTTTCGTGCTACAAACAGGTGTGCAGAGTTAAATCTGCGTCGATTTGGGTCGTTGCGGTCTACCCAACCAAAGATTTGACCGATGAAGAAGCACTGCCAAGGTTCGAGCAGCATAGGCTTTCCGGCAAGCTCTCCGCGAGTGTGGACGCAGACACGCTCTATGAAATTGATGTACTTGGCCGCTTGAGCAAAATCAAAAGTCCAGTCCCAATCATCGCGCTCTAAGTCGCTAAGTAGGCGCTGACAGGCCAGTTGGATGTACTCTCCGGTGATAATATCACCCTCTAAGACCTCTTCAACGTAATTCCACACCCTGTCCAGCGCGGAGATGTCCACGCCCTTCTGCATCACATCAAGTCATCAATTGCGTCTCCCTCTTGGCTTTTGTCTACGGCCAACCCGCCATTGACAGCCGCACCTAAAATCCGTGTTCGGTCCATTGGGCTTAGACCAAGTTTGGCTGACAGCTTCATTACTTGATCCTGGGCCTTTGATAAGGCAGTAAATGCACCGCTTACGTTGCTTGTTCCATTAGGATACACCTGAATCATATCATCAATGCCATGGACTTGACGGGCGGCGGCAATGTACAAAGCCAAGCTCTTGGCCAACATTGTCACAGTAATTACATCCACCGACTCAATCAGACCACGCTCGTCCAAGTAGTCAATGACCATAGTAAATAGGCGGTCACCGTCACTGTCCAAGGCGAAAATGGGGCGTAAATCTACGTCTGAGGTTTGCTTTACCTCATTTGAAGTGCTGGGCTCTACGGCAGACTGAGCTGCCTCCCGCATCTTAGATAGAATGTCTGATTTGCTTTCGGTCATGTGCCTGGGCTGTACTCAAACAACGCGCTCACTGTGGTGCGGTGAATGAGGTCTGTATCGACAAAGTACAACTCATCGAACAAACGGATGGTAAAGTGACTGCTCGTGTAGTCCAGCAGCGCCTCTTTGATGTGGTCGTGGATGTTGGCCGCCACTTGCGCGGTGTCTGCGTAGGTCAGGTAGTCCACCCTGTATGTGGTGACTGCAATCGCATTGCCGGTGGTGGACTCGTAGTCCACGTTGCCCAAGTTCATGATGATGCCCGGGAGCAATTGCCCCTGTGCCCGCTGACTAAAAGAAATCTTACTGGACGGAACCAAGGCGGTGAGGTCAGCATATGTAGTGAGAGCGGCCCGGGCGTCCGGGATGAGAAGGGACATCATATCGTAAAGCGTTTGAGTTTGAGGTATTGTGCCCACTCCTCCTTAGTAGAGAAGTAGACACCCTTGGCGGTGTAGCTGGCCCGGCTGGAATTGCACGCCCTGCAACTTCCTACCAGGTTGTCTTGATTGAAGAACTCGGATCTGGTCTGCAAAGATGAGGATGGTTGAATGTGGTCAGCATCTGTCGCCTCTACTATGAAGCCGGCATACTCGCACCAATAGCAAACCGGGTGGTTATGCAGCACAGCACGGCGGGTCTGTTCCCACTCCCTTGTCTTGTAAAGTGGATTGGCACTCGACACGGAGGCTCCAGCGAAGGCTGGCTTTGTGCGTCCACGCTTTTTTGCCATCCATGGCTTGGGTTTGGATTTGCGTCTGATGTACATGGGAGACCGGGAGACTTAGGAATGAGAAAAGTTCGAGCGTAATGTACGAGGCGCTGTGTTTCAATCACATACAGGGAGAGGAGCGCGAATATTTTTTGTGTGACTCCATGTCTCCATGTCTCCCAATCTCCAAAGAGCACTGAGTGTCAGTCAGTTACGGCGGTGACTTACGGGAGACCAGGAGACTAAGGCAGCAGCCGGGAGACAAAGCAGGAGACGAACGGGAGACTTACCCCCCCTGC